CCAGCCCCAGTCTCCCCTCCGAGACTCCAATCTCGCGGTTCCTCAAGCCCAGCTTTTGCATCTCGAGGGCGGCTTCGTTTTGCACCTTCTGCCGGGCTGTCTGTGCGAGCTGGGCCGTGGTCTGCTTAGTGAGAAGGTCCGCTGCGTAATTTGGGACTTGAAACTGCTGTAACTGCGGTAAAGTCGGCATAATTCCTCCTTATAGTCCCTGGCCGGGAGTGAGACCCAACGGGTTTTGAACCGTGACCCACGGGTTGTACGGTTGGGGAGTCGAAGCGGGAGAGCTGAATAGGCCGGGGTTGGTGGCTGCCGTATTCATGAATTGAGTCCCCACGTTGGCCAGATTGGAGTAGAGTCCAGTTTGGACATTGGCTCCCTGGATCGCCTGGTTCGCCTGAATTGTTCCCTGCTGTTGGATCCCGGCGGCAATTCCCGGCGCATACTGACCGGAGACGTTGGCCTGGCCTGTAGCCCCTCCGAGTGTCAGATTGGCCATTGCCGACCCCCTACCAACCTGCATATTTGCAAGGTTTGCGGCCCTATTGGTCCGTAAGTTTGCAAGTCCTGTCCCCCTGCCCACCTCAAGATTCGAAAGACTAGTAGCCCTGCCGGTCTGTAGGTTTGCCCGGTCTGTCCCCCTGCCCACCTCAAGGTTAGCTGTATTCGCACGAGCCTGAACTGCCGTATTGATGAATGGGAAAAGTCGATTCAATTCTGCATCAAGCGCGGTGGATGCCAGGTTCTGTCCAAACTCCTGTGCCGATTGGATTCCACGTCCGGACAGACCGCCCCCGGACCCTCGCGAGAAGGCCCCCTGCATAGCCTCTATTCCCTGGTCAAATTGGAACTGGTAGGACGGACGCTCGGCAAGCGAGGATGGGTCCTCGAGGAGTCCGCGAGCCTGATTGTACTCCTGGAGACCCGTTAAAGGATTCAACTCCGCTATTGCACGATTATACCCCCTATCCGAGAATTTTATCGCCTTATTGTATCCCTGGTTCACATCCTTAATCGCTGCCCCGTACCCCCGTCTTGTACTGTTTATCGCTTTATTGTACCCCTTACGTATCTCTCTCATCGCGAGATTGAACCCCCGATTCAGATCGATACGCCCCGCCTCCACTGCCTCCGCGATGTCCGCGCGGTTCTCGCGAAGGAAATCGAGCTGCATCTGAGTCGAAGCCAAGGTGGCTTGAGCCTGAGAAGATGCTGCGGAGCTGACCGCGCTCGATTGCTTATCCGCGGCCAGAATAGAACCTCCAGCCCCCAAAGCTGCCCCACCGATTAATGCTGCTGCTGTTCCGATAGCCATTATTCCTCCTCCCTCACGCCCGATCCCGGACCCGTCCTCGCGCCCGATCCTAAGCTCAAGTCTTTGATGAAGTGCGTTTCCATGTAGGTGAAGCCCCTTCGGGCATAGAACTCCCGCACCTGCTCCTCGGTCCCGCTCCCAATCGCGACCATGCAGAGCTTGGTGGCCCCGAGTCCGACCCCCCATTGGGTCAGGGCTTCCAGGAGACGGGAGAATGCCCCGCCCCCACGAGCTTCAGGTTCCACCCACACCCACTGCTCCGTGAGGATGACGTCCGACCCCTGCATGAACCATGGGGAGATCAGACCCGCTATCGTTCCCTGGATTCCCCTCCCCTCAAGGTCCCCCTCAAGGTCCCCCTCAAGGTCCCCCTCAAGGACGAAGACGGATGCGATCGGGGACTGGATGAGGAATACGAGATAGGCCCCGAAGTCTGCGGGGGAATACCCCAGACCCAACGGTCGAATCGCATCCTCGTGAAACCCGTAAGCCATCTGCAGTATGCGCGGGATATCGTCGATCCTCGCGAGCCTAATTCGGCCCCCTCTGCTCCTCAGTTCCGCTTCCATTCCATCCTCCTCCCATGACCCCTTCCCCGGGGTTCTACATTATATATTCTTCACAAACACTCCGTCAATCCATACTCCGACGACAGTTCCATCCCAGGTAAATGTTACCCTGTGTTCCTCATCTATCGTCAGCAACTCATTGTCGGGCAAATCTTCGTACCCCCCGACACGCTCGAACAGCAGGCGGAAGAACTCCTGCCACTCCATGGACATTATCCCTCCGATAAACATTTCGGTTTTCGGGAGTGATGGTAGGCCTAAACTCATGTATCCCTCTCTACTTCCGCTATGGCATCCTTGATCACCCGCTTCACTCGGGCTGAGATAGCCAGCTCGAATACCCAGTTATCCCCTTGCCCGAGTTGGATGACCCGCGCCCTGTTTTCCGTCTCCCCGATCGGCCCGAGAGGAATGTCCTCCCCGGCGGACCACCTCCGACCCCCGTCTCGCGACCAACGGAGAATCCCCTGCGGGCTTACGTCCTGCACCTCTCCCGTCACGAGTCCCACCCCAGGTTCCGTAACGACCTGTAGCTCGTGAATCGTTATCCGCTCCTGATTCGAGCGAAAGATTGGAGTCCGGCGAACCGATATCATCTCCTCCCCGTCCTCGTCGTACGCGTCGGGGTCCAGCGTGTAGAGCTTCCCGTTCCCCATGTCCCCCACGACATGCCGGGAGGCTCGAGCGAAGAAAGTATGGGAGGTCACGCGCCATTGCCCGTTTACCATCTCCGTACCATCAAGGAAGCGTGAGGACCGCTCGTGCCACTGTCCGGTTGTCGAGTCAAACACGAGCGTCTCTCTGGCGTTCGGAGACATTACGACGATATGTGTGTGACCCTTCTGCTCGTAGGAGAAGAGCTGAACATCCCCGAGGTCACCCCAAGACTGAATCTGGCGGGTGATGGCGGGAGTAGAGATGACCTTTGCGAGACGGGAGACCACTTGGACGACCTCGCCCTGCCCGTTGTAGTCCCGCGAGACGAAATAGACTGCGTTATTCCCCACGCAAGAGGCAAAAGGAGAGACGGACCCCTTCTCTATGAATGCTCCCTGAATGGATTGGAAATTGAAGACTGCCGCCCCGGTGTTCACCCAGATTTGGGTCGTCCGCTCCCCTATCGTGTACACGTCACGGTTGGAGACTTGAATCGCGAGAACGTCGTCGGGATCGGCCCCCGCCGAGTCGAACGCGAGTCCGCCCCAGGTCGAACCGTCATTGTAGTCGGATCGCCATATCTGACCCGTGTCTCGCTTCGGGACAAGGTAGTAGCCGTCAATTTGGACTACACTCTGGCAGGGAGGGAAGTTGGGGTCGGTTATCTTGGCGAAAGTCTCAGCCCCGAAATCCCATATATAACCGAAAAACTCATCGATGATAATCAGATCCAGCCCGTTGGTTGCCATACTGATGGTGCCCGCAGTGGTGTCGAGAGACCCCAACTCCTGTGCAATACCATCGGTGGTTACGCGAAAGAGCTTGCCCCCCGCGACGGCATAAAGGTAAGAGTCGAACGAGAGGATACCTCGGACCCTACTCGCCACCCCCAAGTCGCACCACTCGACCAGCCCCGGAGTTCCGAAGAGGGCCATAGCCCCCTGGCCCATCTCGGGATACGGGCGAAGGTAGAAGTTGCGGCAGATCTGGTTCGAGAGGAAGACCGAATCGGACTGGTAGGTCGGTCCGGTAAATGGGATCTTTAGCTTCACTTCTTCCCGTCCTTTCCCACGCAATTTGGTTCTTTGTATTCCGTTGCGGTTGCGTTATCCATAATTCCCTCCTTTGCGCCCATCGAGTGCGACTCATTTCCCCTTACGGGTCTCCCCCTGCGGGTCTCACACAAACGGTCCCGAGTTGAATCTCGGGCTGCGGGCATTCCCTGTCATAGCTCCAAGGTCGGTGCGCATCGGGTAGCCCGAGACCCGGTTCGCATGCTTGATCGAGCGGGTGAACCCTATGGCCTGAACCGCAAGCCCCTGGCCCACCTTCTTCCCGAAATTGGAGCTCACCTCGATGGCCAAGTTGGACACGATCCCCCCGCGAAACCCCTTGGGGAGACTGACGTCGGTCGTCCGATCCGGGAAAGACGTGAGCTGCTTGCGGACGCGAAAGTGCACGTCGTCCGCTGCAGTGGGAGCGGGCCAAAACCAAATCTGGTGGAGATCAGGGGTCGGGTTGACCGCGAAGATCTCCGGCCTGGCCCCCGTGTCCTTGGTGGGCCGGGCGCGATACGTGTCGAGCGTCACCCGGTGGAGCGGGAAATCTGTGGCGCCGGACCGGATGAACGCGCCAGGGAGGATGGAGTCGGGGGCGGGGGAATCGAAGTCTCCTCCTGTCCCGTACGTGTAATCCGCCTTCCCAGGCGTGAGGGAGAAAGACTCCAAGACGTCAGCGGGAACCATTAGCCGCTCCAGCGTCCATCGCTCCAGCATGTCGTTGAGTTCCGCGAAGACCTGAGCTTGAACCGAAGCGGGAATTGCCTCTCCCGGATGGAATACCCCGAGCTTCACCAAGGCCCGCTCGATAATGTCGTTGGCGCTGCTACTGGCCATTATTCCTCCTCACCCGCGTCCGCACCCGCGTCCGAGTCCTCACCCCCCGCACGCAACCCGACGACGATTTCATGCGCGATAACGTCACTCATCAAGTCTTCCACGGTATTCCTCGGGTTGAGTTCGAGACCCGCATACCTCGGGTCTTCCTTTACGGCACGGACGAGTCCAGCTTTGGTCCGGAATTCTTCCTCGAAATCCTTGCTGCCGAGGAGAAGATCGTCATTGTTTAGCCAGGGAGGTCCAAACCACCCCTCCCCCCACGCTTCGTCCACTTCCTCTTGCGTGGTGAAGAGGCGAGCCTCCCCCTTTCGGTGGAGCCAGGTCGGCGCGATGCGGTAATTGTCGGTTGAGTCCATTTCGTTCTCCTTTTTGGTTAATGGGTAATGGGTTTTGGTCTTTGGGTAACGGGTAATCCTCCCCCCCCCCCTGGTACCCCACACACCCCCCGCACACCCCCAACGCACAACGCACAGCGTCAAGCTGGCACAGAAAATGAAGCTACCAGGAAAGAAAAAAAAAGAAGCGGGAGGCGGGGGTTATCCTCCCGCGATTATCGAGCCGGGGTTACCCGTTACGGGTTACGCGTCACGGACTACGAGCCGGGGTTATCTGGCCGGGGTTACGCGTCACGGACTACGGGTTACCCTGTAATCCTCACCCCGAGTTCGGGCCGGACCGTATCCCAGCCGTACAGCACGTCAAGGCGAGTGGCCTCGGAATAGGCGTCGATGTCGAACGCGGTCGCAACCGTGATGCTCAACCCGAGCTGTTTATCCGATGCCTGACCCCACATGATGCTGCTGCCTGCGCTCTTCGGTTTCTTGAACGGAACCATGGTCAGGGCAAAGCAGTCGGGGTGGAACGCCAGATTCTGCAGGTGAGTCGTCCCCTCAGCTCCCGTGACGACCGTAATCGCGGCACCATTTACGGGCAGCGTGACTACCGTCTGATACGGGAGTACGTCTTCCCCGGCGGCAGAGGAGTAGATCTTCGGGCTGATCGGAATCGTCGCGTTGCCCGAGCCATCCGAGGTTACGTCGGCGGTTACGACGAACTGGCGAAGCTGGCTTCCCTCCCACACCTTTCCGCTTACGGGGTTAACCCCCACGACATTAGCGATCGTGATCACGTCACCCCGCTTCAGGATTTCAGTCGAGGCGGCCCACCCGTTGGTCACCAGCGAGGAAGCACCCTCAGCGGTTGCCCCGTTCATCACCCCCGTCGATCCCGTGGAGTGCGTCCCGACTGTATGGGAGGACCCGTTCTGAGTTATGAAGTGTTCGGTGTTGGCGAATCGACCCAGGAATCCGCGCCGGACCATGGTCCCCACGATATTCTGGTGGAACAGGGACTTCAGCTCCCCGTCGGCCAGACCCCACGCGGCCTTGGGAGACCACA